GCACCGGCATCGTGATGATACCGGAGGTCCAGCCCGTGGAGGAGGCCGTGGTGGATGGCTGAACGAATCATCTGGCAACCACAGCCCAAGCAGGCCGAATTCATGCGCCGCCCGGAGTATGAGGCCCTGTATGGCGGTGCGGCAGGCGGAGGCAAGACTGATTCCATGTTGGTTGAGGCCCTGCGGCAGGTCCATATACCGGCGTACAGGGGGATTCTGTTTCGGAAGACCTACCCCATGATGACCGAGTTGATTGACCGCTCTCTGGCTATCTACAAGCCTGCGTTCCCCGGAGCAAAGTTCAACGCCTCTGCCCATGTCTGGCAGTTCCCGTCCGGTGCCAAAATATGGTTCGGAAATATGCAACATACGCAGGATAGAACGAATTACCAAGGGAAAAGGTATGATTTCATTGGATTTGAGGAGTTATGCCATTTCCAGTGGGACGAGTATTCGTATATGTTCTCCCGGAACAGACCGAGCAGAGGACCGGGCGGAGAGAAGACCAGAGTCTACATGAGAGCCACTGCCAACCCCGGCGGCGTGGGGCATGGATGGGTCAAGGCCAGATTCATTGACCCTGCACCTCCTATGACGACAATAACGGAGGACATGGTGGTACAAGGACCAGATGGGCCTGTGACCATAAAGAGGGACCGGGTATTCGTGCCTGCGACAGTATTTGACAACCAAGCACTGCTTGAGGCTGACCCGGCCTACCTTGGCTCACTTGCCATGCTCCCGCAGGCAGAACGTGATGCCCTGCTATACGGGAACTGGGACTCGTTCTCCGGGCAGGTGTTCCGGGAATGGAAGAACGACCCGACCCACTATCAAGACCGGCTGTGGACCCATGTCATTGACCCGTTTGACCCTCCCAAGCACTGGAAATGTTGGCGTGGGTTTGACTTTGGCTACAGCAGGCCGTTCAGCGTGGGATGGTTCGTGGCTGATGAAGAGGGGCGGATATACCACATAGCAGAGTGGTATGGATGCACCGGAACGCCCAACGAGGGAATACGGATGAACCCTGCGGAGATAGCCGCTGAAATCAACCGGATAGAACAGGAGCATCCGCTTCTCCGGGGCCGGGATATTACCGGCATCGCTGACCCGGCGATATTTGATGAATCGCACGGGGAGAGCATCGCGGATTTGATGGCACGGCATCCGAACTACGTTTCATGGTACAAGGGCGACCACACGAGGCTCGCAGGCAAGATGCAGATACACTACCGTCTGGCGTTTGACGAGACCGGCCTGCCCATGTTCCAAGTGTTCAATACCTGCCGCAATTTCATACGGACTCTGCCGTCCCTCGTCTATGACGAGAAAAAGGTGGAGGACATTGACACGACCCAAGAGGACCACATTTACGACATGACGCGATACGTTCTGATGGAAAGCCCCATAAGCCCACGCCAGAACGTGGCTGACCCGACCCCGTGGAGCGACCCGTTGAACCAGTTTAAGGACAAGCAGGTGAAGCGGTTCGGGGCGATACATTTTGACAGATAGGAGAGATACCATCATGGGCGACAACGAACTGGAACTGATAGGCACCGGAGTGAAGACTCCATACGGTGACGAGGCCCTGTCTCCGGGAGGCAGAATCACGGTGGAGACCGTGCGGAAATGGCAGGATATCCTGCAGAAGTACAAGACCGGGAAGAAGCATCTGGAGCAGAGAATCGTGGATGCGGAGCAGGTCTGGAAACTGCGCCACTGGGAGCAGATACGGAAGAAAGATGTCGGCGACCCGGAGCCTGCCTCTGGATGGCTCGTGAACGTGATTCTGGCGAAGCACAGCGATGCCTGCGACAACTATCCTGCGCCGGTCTGCCTGCCCCGTGAACCGGGCGATTCAGAGACGGCAAACAGCCTGTCGGATATCCTCCCGGTCATCCTGCAACAGAATCACTTTGACCAGACGTGGAGCGATGTCTGGTGGTACAAACTGAAGAGCGGTACCGGCGTGTACGGCGTGTACTGGGAACCGGACAAACTGGGCGGTCTTGGCGACATCTCCATCCAGAAAGTGGAGATACTGAACCTGTTCTGGGAACCCGGCATCACGGACATACAGGACTCCCGGTATGTGTTCCAAGTGAAACTGGTGGACAACGAGGTACTGGAGGAAGAGTATCCCCAGTTGAAAGGCCATCTGAAGCAGGGGAAGACGACTCTGACCCGGTATGTCTACGATGACACGATAGACACCTCCCAGAAGAGCGAGGTGGTGGATGTCTACTACAAGGTGAAGAGGGACAGCAAGACCGTCCTGCACTTTGCGAAGTACGTTGACGAGTACCTGCTGTACGCCACGGAGAACGACACCGAGGGCAAGTACGGAGAGCAGGTGGACCCGATGACCGGCCAGACCGCAATGGTCCAGACGCAGGCCCCGATGAGCGAGACCGGCCTGTATCAGCACGGGCTGTATCCGTTCGTGTTTGATGCCCTGTTCCCGGAGGAGGGATACCCGAACTGCGGCTTTGGCTATGTGGACCTGTGCAAGGACCCACAGAAGTACATAGACCTCATGGACAACGCCATGATAAAGAACCTGCTCGCGAACGCCGCGCCCCGGTGGTTCATCCGCAATGACGGCGGCGTGAACGAGGCGGAGTACGGCGATTTCACGAAGTCTTTCGTCCATGTGAACGGCAGGCTTGGCGATGACGCACTGGTCCCGGTCCAGTCTACCGGTCTGGGCGAGGTGTTCGTCAGTCTGAAGCAGTTGAAGATAGACGAACTGAAGCAGGTGGCAGGCAACCGTGATGTGAACAACGGCGGAACCGGCGGTTCGGTCACTGCGGCATCTGCTATCGCGGCACTGCAGGAGGCCGGGAACGGCATCTCCCGTGACATGATTTCCAATGCCTACCGGGCGTTCGCCAAGGTCATCAACCTGTGCATAGAACTGATTCGGGAATTCTACGATATTCCGAGGCAGTTCCGCATTCTGGGCCAGAACGGGAAACCGGTGTTCATCACCTTTGACAACAGTGCCATTAAGCCACAGCCACAGGGCGTGGATTTTGGCATGGACATGGGCTACAGACTCCCCGTGTTTGACATTGACGTAGAGGTGGAAAAGGACAGCCAGTACAAGACCGCCGCCTACAACGAACTGGCCATCCAGTTGTACCAGTTGGGGGCGTTCAATCCACAGATGGCTGACCAAGTTCTTCCCATGATTGACATGATGGAGTTCAAGGGCAAGGACGAGGTCAAGGAGAAGATATCCATGAACGCGAAACTGCAGAAGTACGCCATGATAGCCCTGCAGTTGGCGGCGAAGTACAGCCCGGCTCTGTATATGCAGATGGCGCAGGACATGGGTATCGCACCGGAGATGATGATGGGCGCGGCACCGCAGGAGGGCGGCGATGTCGGCGAGTTGTCCGTGGACAAGGGCGCGTTCGGCATGACCGGCAACGCCTATCTGGACAAGGCCCGTGCCGCCGCAGAGGGAGGCAGTAGTCCGCGATGATTACGATTGAGTCGCGATACGGGGCCGTTGAAGTCAGCGGCCATGCGGACTACGCCCCGAAAGGGCAGGACATCATCTGCGCATCGGTGAGTATCCTGCTGTACACCCTTGCCGCCGCTCTTGGCGAGGATGTGGAAGACTTGAAACTGGACAACGGCGACAGCCGCATCACATGGCGTACCACGAAGCGGACGAACCAAGTGGCATCCGTTATCAACGAGGGGTTCAGACTGCTGTCGCAGAGTTATCCACACTATGTGTCTTACGAGTTCCGTAAGCAGGGGGTTACACCGAAGTAAACCCCTTTGATATAAACGTACTATACGGGCCGCCCACCTTACGGGCAGAAAGGGTTTTTTATGGGCCTTTTGAATCTGCAGTTGTTTGCCGACGGGCAGGCACCTGTATCGGGCAGTAATGGGATGGACGCCGCATCCGCAACCGGGCAGGTATCTCCAGAGGGAGCCAGTGCGCCCCCTGCACAGGACGCCGCTGTGGACTTTGACGGGATGCTGAAGAGCAATCCGCAGTTCAAGGCCGAGTATGACTCACGAGTCAAGAAAGCACTGGATGGACGCTTCAAGGAGTTCAACTCCCTGCGCGAGAAGCAGGAGAAGTCCCAGCCGATGTTTGAGATGCTTGCGGAGAAGTACGGAGTCAAGTCAAGCGA